CCGGTAGCGGCACCACGGGCGTCGCCTGCGTGCATAGCGGTCGTGCCTTCATCGGCTGCGAGATCAGCCCGGCCTACTTCGACATCGCCTGCCGTCGCATTGAGGAAGCCTACCGGCAACCGCGCCTGTTCGATGAGCCCCCGCCCAAGCCCATCCAAGGCTCCATGTTCGGGGATGCGGCGTGAAGTTCGAGTACGACTTTATCCCGGCCTCTGTCCGCGATTGGGAGATGGTCAAGGCTGCGCTTCTCAACGAGACGGGCTGGACCTGTCACTACTGCGAGTGTCGGCTACGTTGGAGGCGGTCGAGCATCGACCATCAGATCCCGCGCGTCCAGGGCGGGACGAACCACTACGCTAACCTCGTTATCTGCTGCCAGAGCTGCAACAGCCGCAAGGGCGGGCGAACAGTTGCGCAATGGGAAGGCGAGGACGAATGAGCGTCCAAGCACTGTCCTGCGCCATGGCTATCCGGGGCATCAGCGCCTCGGAAAAGCTGCTGCTGCTCGTACTGGCCAACTTCGCGGACGAAGCTATGGGCTGCTGGCCTTCGCACAAGCGCCTGGCTGACGACACCGGCCTGACCCAGCGCACGGTGCTGACCCTGCTGAAAGCCCTGGAGGACAAGAAGCTCATCAGCCGGACCGAGCGCCTTCGCGCCGATGGATCGCGGACGACCGACAAGATCACCCTGCACTTCAGTGGGGAAATCATTTCCACACGTGGGGAAACCATTTCAGGGGGTGGGGAAATCGGCGACACGGGGGTGGGGAAACCAACAGCAGGGGGTGGGGAAATCATTTCACCCCTCACTACGTTTGAACCATCCACTGAACCATCAAAGGAACCGAAACGCGCAGACGCGCGCGACCTCGCCAAGAAGATTTGGGAATTTCAGCCCAAGATCGGCGACAAGCGCCGGTCAACCCAGCCCGACGTCAAGCGCGCCCTGGATGCCGCGATCAAGCGCGGCGGCGATCCCGAGGACATCCTGGCTCGGTGCCGTGGATATTACGCCCTCCCGGCCAGCAAAAAGAACGGCGGCGAGTTCGCCATGGGGGCCGAGCGGTTGCTGCAAGCCGACCGCTGGCGCGAGTTCGAGCCGATCGCGGCGGCGAAGGTGGTCAAGCTCGACCCGTTCCCCGACCCAGAGATACGCAACGCCGTCATCACCGCCAAGGGCGAAGCGTGGGCTGCATCCTGGCTGGACCCGTGTTCCTGGGAGCCTGAGCGCCGGGTGATCGTGCCCCGCAACGGCCTGGCCGCCCAGAAGCTGCGATCCGAGGTCATGCGTGTTCTGCAAGCCCGCCAAGCCACGATACAGGAGCTAGCCGCCTGATGGCCCAAGAGCCCGATGACCTTGAGGAGCGCATCGAAGCCTACCTTGTCGGCGGCTGGGGTCGTGTCCCGCGTCGCGCTCGCCAAGGCGAATGCGAGTGGTACGCGATCCGTACGCTTGCCACGCGCGAGCACCACGCCGCTGCAGGCTTGGCCGAACGCGGCTTCACGACGTTCATCCCTATGGCGACTGAGTGGCGGGGCAGGCCGAGGGAGCGTGTGAACGAGCCTGTCCTGCCGGGCTACGTGTTCGTGCTCTGCGACCCCGAGGATTTCGCTGAGCTGCACGGCGTTGATGGCAATCTCGGTTTCGTCCGCTATCAGCGCGAGGATGGCGCCGCGTGGCCGAGGGCCTTCCCTCTGGACATGATCCTGGAGCTACAGATTAGCGAGCGGTCGGGCGTTTTCGACAGCACGCGAACGATCCGCTATCGGTATCGTCCGCGCAAGGGCGAACAGGTGAAGATCACCGCCGGCCCCTACTATGGCTTTGTCGCCAAGGTGCTCGCCACACCGCGCGGCGATCGGTGCAAGCTGCTGATCGAGTGCTTCGGGAGTCCGCGACACCGAACGGAAGATGTAGTGCACCTGACTGCGGCATAATACCACCTATTGACGCCACTCCGAAGCGTGGGTATATCTGGCCTAATGTCACGCTTCGCGTGGCGGGACGACTGGCTGTGGGCATTGCGCCCTCCGAACAGGAGCCCAGCGGGCAAGGCCAATCCCCGAGGGACCGGGCACGACGCCGGACCTCAAGTGCGAAGCCGTGACCGACTCATTATGCCGCATCGCCCTCGGGCGAGCCGAGCCAGGCAAGCGGCCCCAGACAGCCCGCCCAGACACAACAGCACCTCACGCCTGACAGGCCTTGCGCAACGCGGTCTGCGAGCGGGCTACCTCTTCGGAGCTTTCGCATGTGTCCAGGAAGCGAACGCTCCCGTCCGTCCTGACATCGGTCCCGAAGGTCACGGCGACACCGTACCGGGTGAAGCGGGCCGGAAGGATCTGGAACGTCTGGAAGTTCGTCGGCTGGGGGAAGGGCGGATGGCTTCTGATTGAGAAGCTGAACGGACCTGACGACGCGCTCCAGTTCATCCTGCGAAGGCATGGGCTGGAGGTTGAGGAGCCAGAGCCGATCAAGGTTCAGATGGTCGTGTACGGCTTTCCTATTTGGGATGCTTACGGGGGGATTTAGGGCCTCCCGGAGTTGCCCTGCGGCGACGGCTTCGCCGCTGCCACTGAGTGTCGGGCTATCTGAATTGGAGCGCTGATGGGTCGAGTTCTCCGCCCAGTCTTCGGCAAGGTCTGTGAGGAGTGCGAGGAGCAAATCCCTCCCGCTCGCATCCGCAGTCACCCGCTCGCCCGGCGGTGCGTCGAGTGTCAGCGCGCGGTGGAGATCAAGAACATGCGTGCGCTTCAGGGCGCCGGCGACAATGACATCGTGATCCTGAGGCGAACCTGATGGCCGACTATCCGGAGGAGGCGGTGCGCATCGTCGCTCGCGCCTGTTACGAGGCGCAGTGGGAAGAGGGGTTTGATGACCTCAATCCCGCGGGCATCGAGTACGCGATGGCGATGCAGATCGGGCGAGCGGCGCTCGATGCAATGCGGTTGCTGGCAACGTGGCATCAGGCCGTCGCCGCCGCCTGACACCACAGGTCGTTCGTCCTGCCCCGGGAGGGCCCATGCCTTCCGACCCCTACATCAACACCATCACCTGTTCCCCCACCTGCGTCTCCATCACTCAGCAAGCTCCCATGTGCACCTGTGGCGCGCTGAACAGATGGATCGCAGCTTACTCGGGCGACCCGATGCAAGAACACATCCACGTCCCCGCCGACTACGACGACCACATCCACCAGCCGGCATGGAACGAGCCGAGCCGGAACTCCGGAGGCCACTCCGATGCTCTACAACAAGAAGACCCCTGAGCAGCTAACCGGCGAGGAGCTGGACGAAGCCCAGGCCAGTTGCCTGCAAGGCATGCTCGACGCCCACGACCACTATAACATCAACAAGGCCGCGTTCCTCGAACTCCAGTGCGAACAGGAGCGACGGGAAGCCGGGGCGACGAAGGTCAACTGATGGCGCGCCCGAGTGAGTACGACCCGGCTTTCTGCGAGGTAGCGGAGGAGACCCTGGCGAAGGGCTACAGCTTGGCGGTCCTGGCTGGCGAACTCAGCGTGACTCGCCAGACGGTGGACAACTGGCAGAACGCCCACGAAGAGTTTTTTGACGCCATAAAGCGGGGCAGGGCTCGCGGGGCCAAGGTCTGGGAAGACCGCCTCGGAAAGCTGGCGGACGAGAACGCCGGCAATGCGACGGCGATCATCTTCGGCCTGAAGAACCGCTTGGCGGAGGATTGGCGCGACAAGACCGAGACCGAGCATTCGGGTGACCTCACCGTGACCAAGATCACCCGCACCATTGTCGACCCTTGACATACCCACGGCGCGCGTCTTCCGGCCGCTCCTGGATCAGGCTCGATACAAGGCAGCCCACGGCGGGCGCGGTTCGGGCAAATCACACTTCTTCGCCGGCCTCATGGTCGAGCGGGCATATGCGGAGCCGGGTTTTCGCGGCGTCTGCATCCGTGAGGTCCAAAAGGACCTGAGCGAGAGCGCCAAACGGCTTTTGGAAGACAAGATCCAGGCGTTCGGCCTCGGGGCTCACTTCGATTGCCAGCGGGCGCAGATCGTCACGCCCGGCGGCGGGGTGATCATCTTCGAGGGGATGCAGGACCACAACTCGGAAAGCATCAAGTCCCTGGAGGGCTTCGATGTGGCCTGGGTCGAGGAAGCGCAGACGCTTTCGGCAACCTCGCTCGGGATGCTGCGCCCGACGATCCGCAAGGCCGGGTCCGAGCTGTGGTTCTCGTGGAACCCGACCCGTGAAACGGATGCGGTGGATCAGTTCTTCCGAGGCGCGGCCAGGACGCGGCGCGCGGCGCTGGTCGAGGCCAATTGGGCGGACAACCCGTGGTTTCCCGTTGAGCTGGAGGAGGAGCGCGTCGAGGATGCGGAGCTGCGCCCTGAGCAGTACGACCACATCTGGGGCGGGGGCTATCGCACCGTGACCGAGGGCGCGTACTACGCGGCGGCGCTCACGGCGGCGAAGAACCAACAGCGCATCGGCAACGTCACGCCAGACCCGCTGATGTCGGTTAGGGCGTTCTGGGACATCGGCGGCACCGGCGCCAAGGCCGATGCGTGCGCCATCTGGATTGCTCAGTTCGTCGGCCGCGAGATTCGCGTGCTTGACTACTACGAGGCCAAGGGCCAGCCGCTCGCGACGCATGTGGCCTGGCTCCGCGAGCGCGGTTACGCCAAGGCGCTGTGCTTCCTGCCGCACGACGGGGCGACGAACGACAAGGTGTACGACGTCTCGTACGAGAGCGCGCTGCGCGATGCGGAGTTCGCGGTCGAGGTCGTTCCGAACCAAGGCAAGGGCGCGGCGGCCAAGCGGATCGAAGAGACCCGGCGCCTGTTCCCGCGCATCTGGTTCAACGAGGCGACCACGGCGGCGGGACGCTCGGCCTTGGGCGCCTATCACGAGAAGAAGGACGAGGCGCGCAACATCGGCCTTGGTCCCGAGCACGATTGGGCCAGCCACGGCGCGGACGCCTTCGGCCTGATGTGCGTAGTCTACCAGGAACCGCGCGTGAAGACCGACGAAGGCCGATCACGGCCACAGCAACGAAGCTGGATGGGGAGGCGCTAGTTTGGCGAAGGCGACCTATCCGGTTCCCGATGGCTACGACGATTGGGACGCGTTCCTGCTGGAGGCCCGAGAGCGCTGGCAGCAGGACATCGACTATGACCGCGAGAACCGCGAGGCGGCGCAGGAGGATCTGAAGTTCTTCGCTGGCGAGCAATGGGACGACGCCGACATCAAGGCGCGCACCGGCCTGCCGTGCCTGACGATCAACACCCTGCCGCAGTTCGTGGCCCAGGTGGTGGGCGACATCCGCATCAATCGCCCGGCGATCAAGGCCCGGCCTGCGGAGGACGCTGACCAGGACCTGGCCGACGTCCGCGAAGGCCTGATCCGCGCCATCGAGCACGACAGCAAGGCCCAGCAGGTCTATTCGGCCGCCGGCCAGTCGCAGGTCGCCTGCGGGATCGGCAACTTCCGCGTGGCGCTGGAGTACGCCGCCGCCGACGTGTTCAACCGCGACATCCGCATCAAGTCGATTCCCAACCCTTTCGCCGTCGTCTGGGATTGCCAGCTCACCGAGCCGACCGGGCGCGATGCGGGGCATTGCTTCGTGGCCGACCTCGTGCCGCGCAAGGTGTTCGAGCAGCGCTATCCCGACAAGGCGCCATCAGACCTCGGCGCCGACCTGACCGACACGCTGGTGCGCACGCAGTGGATCAACGCCGACGTGGTGCGCGTCACCGAGTATTGGGTGATGAAGGACAAGCCGGCCGAGATCGCGATGCTGCAAGACGGCCGCGTGATCGAGCTGCAGCCCGACACCCGCGAGCATTACCTGCCGATGGTGGTGCGCAATGCGTCGGGCGCGCCGATGGTGCGCAAGACCAGCAAGCGCGTCGCCTGCATGTACCTGATCACCGGCCATGACATCCTTGAGGAGCCGGTCGAGTACCCCATCAGCCGCATCCCGATCTTCCGGGTGCCGGGCTGGGAGGTGAACACCGGCGAGAAGACGGTTCGCTTCGGCCTGGTCCGCATGGCCCGGGACAGCCAGCGGCTGAAGAACTACTGGCGCTCTGTCGCGGCCGAGAAGCTGGCGCTGGCGCCGCGGCAACAATGGCTGATCAAGAAGACCCAGACCGGCGACAACGAGGACTTCCGCGACTCGGCCAACAACGGCGACACGGTGCTCGAATGGTCGGGACCGGAGAAGCCCGAGCGGCTTGACCCGCCGCCGGTCGAAGCGGCGCTGTTGCAGGAAGCCGCGCTCAACGC